AGAAATTAGATTCAATAGAGGCAAGTGGAGAAATCATGCTAAAACAGATCAGAAAGCAATGTATCTTGTTAAGTCTCATTGGGAAGGAAAATCATTTGTTGATTACAACCCTTGGGGAACCGTTACAGGACGCTTGGGACTCAACCAAGGGTCTTTTCCTATCCTAAACCTTAAAACCTCACTGAAGGACATTATAGAGCCCAAGTGGGATTGCTTTGTGGAGCTTGACTTTAATGGTGCCGAGTTAAGAACCCTACTACACCTCTCCGGGCACCCACAACCCACGGGAGATATCCATGATTGGAATCAAAATAACATTTTTAATAATTCTATTGAACGAGCTGATGCTAAGAAGAAGATTTTTGCATGGCTTTATAACCCAACTTCAACAGCAATTGACACTGACTACTATGATAAGTCAAAGGTCTTGGAGAAGCACTATGAGGAGGGAGTTGTTTCTACTCCGTTTGGAAGAGCAATACCTTCAGATGATTTCCACTCGCTTAACTACCTTATCCAATCTACATCTTCAGACAATTTCCTTGACAGAGCCTGCACAATCCACAGATACTGTAAAGGACTCAAAACAAATGTAGCGTTCCTCGTACATGATTCAATTGTATTAGACGTTCCACTTGATGAAAAAAACAGAATAAAAGAAATTGTTGAGATCTTCGAGAACACCAAGTTAGGAAAGTTCAAAGTCAATATCAACGTTGGAAAAAACCTTGGAGAATTAAAATGATAACAATCGGACTTGGAAACGCTGGAATAAACATATGTCGCAAGCTCTCAAATTTGGCTAAGCACAAGACGATAGAGCTACACGGCGGTAAAGGCCTACCGGAATGTCAAACACACGAAGAGTACGAATCTAGCGTCCCTAAATTAGGAAACAAACTACGACTTGGAAAAGACCAAGACATTTGGATGATTGTTTGTGGAGCAGCAAGAGTTTCTGGAGCAACCTTGGCAATTTTAGAACAGATCAAAGACCGCGAGGTCAAAGTGATGTATATTGTACCCGATTCTTTCTTTATGTCAGCAACACAAAAACTACAACATAAAGTGACATTTGGTGTTCTACAAGAATATGCAAGATCTGGAATGATACATTCTTTAATGCTGGTTTCTAACAAAGAAGCAACAACAATCGTAGGCGAAGGCTCTCTAGGCTCTTACTACGATAATGTAAATTCAGCAATTGCTAATTTCCTTGCGAACTATAATTGGTTTAAAAATACGCAACCAATTATGGGCAATTTACATGAACCAAAAGAAGTATCAAGAATTTGTACCGTGTCTATCGGAGACATAGAAAAAAATGAAGAAAAGTTATATTTTTTACTTGACAACATAACAGAATCATGTTATTACTATAGTATAAGTTCTGAAACAAAAGAAAATGATAAAAAACTTCTCTCAAGAATCAGATCTTATTTAGAAACAAAAGAACAAACAACTTTTGGAATTTGGGAAAACGCATCTAACCGTTCGTTTTTCTATTCTATAAAATTTACACATTATATACAATCGGAGGAAAAATGAAAAATTACAACCAATGGGATTTGTTTTGGAATTCTTTAATCAAAGAAGATATTTTGTTGTTTGATAAAAGCGGCAACAAACCAACAATTTTAAAAACAAACAGTAAGTATAAGTCTAGATTCAAACACAGCGATAAGATTGAAAATCATATTAAATCAATTATACAAGAAGTTAAAGATGGTACAACAAAAGATAAAGGCGTTATTTATATGATGTATTATTTTGATAACAACAGAAGAATTCCTCTATACATTGGAAAATCAGAATTTAAAGGAAGAACAAGAAAATACAGCGCCAATGCTACAAACTTAAACCCTGCTGGTCCTTTTTTACGATGGGGATCTAGGCCTGATTACCACTTGGGAGATCTTTATGAAGCTTATCGAGGAAATAAATCTACATTAAAGTACAAAGATTGGAACAATTCTATTTTTGATTCTAATGGAGAATTCAAAAAAGAAATTTATCTTACAATGGTTTCATTAAATAAAATGAAAGTACCAATCATGGCTTTTCCGACTTCTGTCACACAAACAGAAAGTACACTTATTACTTGGGCTGGTCATCTTTTTCCAAATGATCTCCTAAACAGGGATGGAAAAGAAAGGTTTTAACTTTTTTTAAAAAAACACTTGACAACTCAAACAAAATGTGTTATATTAATATTGTTGAGAAAACAACACTAAAAAATCATTTTTCTGGTTGGGAACCTAAACTGGTTTCTGAATTAAAAAGGCGAAAAGCCAAAGGAGAATAAATCATGAAAAATAACAATACAAGTACGTCCACTTCACAAGGGCAACAATTTCAAGAAGATAGTATAGGCTATACTTTTATTGATTCCATCAGAAAAGGAAGATACGTTCTAACCGCTACAATTGGTGATTTAGTTGATAACTCAATTGATGCAACAGCAGACAACGTCTGGGTCATTACTCAAGGCCCTTTCGCTTCTATTGAAAGGATTATCCTTATTGATGATGGATTTGGTATGGACGAAGAATACCTAAAAGGTTCTTATAAACTTGGATTTACAAGAACAAACAGAACAAATAAACAAAATGGCAAGTTTGGTGTTGGTGGAACCATGGGCTGTTTAGGAATAGCCGGTAACAAAATTACCATATCCAGAGATAAAAACGGTCAGGTTTTTGCAAGATCGTATGACATTGACCAGATTAAACTTGAAGATGCTTGGGGTCACAATCCAATAATCCCACCTTCTGATTTGGTTGACTTGCTTGACGAATCAGTTGGAAAAGGAAATACTGGTACATTAATTTGTCTTAGCAACTTCGATCGCGACAATTTTGGAAGAAGAAGAGACAATATTCAAAATAGAATAAAAAAATATTGTGCTGAAACATATTGTGAATATATCACAAGAAATAAAGTCACAATTCATATTGATGGTAAAGTTGTAGAACCACGAGACCCTTTGTGTTGGTTTCACCCAGATACTATAAAAGCTTACGATGAACCAATAAATGGAACTAATGCAAGATTGCGTATTGTTAATCTTAAAAACGTACCAAAAGAAATACAAGGCAAAGCACAGTCTAGACAAGGTGGATATATTTATCGTTGTGATCGAATCATAGAGAGATCAATAACTGGTGAAAACCAAATTTGGAATAAAAAAATTCCAAATCGCCACCAAGGACACAGTTGGTCTCGATGGGGCGTTTACTACGATGCGTCTGACGACGAAACATTTAACACATCTTATGATAAAAGTTCGGTTAATCCAAGTCAAGATCTTTTAGATAGGATTGGAGAAATAGTAACCCGTGAAATGAATGTTATCTTTAAGGAGAAAAACCGCAAAGATAAAACACTAAAAACAAAAGAAGAAAGAATAAAGCAAGAAGAATTGACCAATGATATTGCTAATCAACTATCAAAAGAGCCAAAAAAGACCACAGTTTCAGTAAAAACTGATACTCAAGAGGTGGAGATTGAGATAGAAAGCAAGGTTGTACCTTTGAAATTACCTCAAAACCCAATACCCAATATAAAAGTTAAAGTAGTGTCTCTTGGTGCATTAGGTGAGCCTGCGATGATTGTAGCAAATGAAGATCAAACAGAATCTAAATTTATAATGCAAATCAATTCAGATAACCCTTACATATCTAAATATTATATGTCTAACGATAGTGATTCTCTTTTGAGATCTGCTGTTGAGGCTTGGTTGCTGTCTCTTTATCTTACTTTTCAAGGAATGCCGGATGATGAGGACTGTAGTATAATGGATTTTAGAGAGAGATTCTCCAAAAAACTAAGACAAGCAACGTTATCATTCGATCGTTCCTAAAAAAAACACCACAGGGAGGCATGGGTTTTAGATGCCTCAAATTTTTAAAAAAAATACTTGACAAACTTTTAAAACGTGTTATATTACAAATACATTCAAACCAAGGAGGTAAACATGAGTGAAAAAGAACAATTAAGAAAAAATGAACGAGATCTTCGTTTAACTGCTTTTCATATGGCAAGAGAAATCTTAACAGAACAAACTCACATGTTAATTCAAACAGGAGTTAAAACAACAGCTCCAACTACAGAGCAGATTCAAAGCGAAGCAGAAAAGATTTTAACTTTTTTAAAAAAATAACTTGACAAACTTATCAAAGTATGTTATAATATAAATACAATAAAACAAACAAACCTTTATTAAGGTAGCTCTTATCCTCTCATTTTTGTGAGAGGACCCTTACATCGCCGGAAGAAAAAAAATAAAAAAAATACTTGACAAAATGTTGAGAACATGTTATACTAATAACACGATGGTTGTTTCGAGATTCAACCGAAATTCAAATCTCAAAAATTTAACTAATGACAATCAAAATCTAGGAGGATATATGTCTACAAATAAATTCACACTCAATGCTAACGTTTACACCGGAAGCTTCACAAAGAAAGATGGAACTACAAGAACAATGCGTTTCTTGAAAGAAAATGCTGTTCCTAACTCTCTTCGAGGATCTGGAGTGAAACCACGTTATCTTGACTCTAAGCATGAAGTAGTGTTTGATCTTGACCAAAATGGTTGGAGAGTTTTTAATCACAATACTGTAATTGAAAAGCCTTCATTTTCAAGACAAGAAGTAACTATCAACGGATAGTCTCTCTTAAGCACTAATTTTAAATAAAAAAAATATACGTAAGTTTTAATAACTTCCTCCGTGTTGTTTGCCAAGATCACCAACCTGAAAAAAAACTTGGCCCTCTTTATCTTCCTATTACAAGGACTGTAAATGGAAGCGATTTCGGTTGAGATACAAAGTATCTTTGCCTTAGACAGTTAAGTCAATAATAACAATAAAGGAGTAAAATTATGGCACTAAATCTAGAAGCGATGCGAGAGAAATTAAATGCATCAAAGAACGGTAACAAAAAATCAAATGATACCAAATGGAAACCTGAACAAGGTGACCAAACAATCAGAATCCTTCCTACCAAGGATGGTGATCCGTTTAAGGAATATCACTTTCATTATAATGTTGGGAAAAATCCTGGCATTATGTGTCCAAAGCGTAACTTTAATGAGGAGTGTCCTATTTGTGACTTTGCCTCTTCGCTCTGGAAAGAAGGTGTTCAGAATAACGACGATACCGCTAAACGTGAAGCAAAGAAGCTATTTGTTCGCAAGCGTTATTATTCACCGATCTTGGTTCGTGGAAGAGAATCTGAAGGCGTTAAGATTTGGGCTTATGGAAAACAAGCTTATGAAACAATATTAGGCTACGTTTGTGATCCCGATTATGGAGACATAACCGATGTTGAGTCTGGAACTGATATGGTATTAAATTACAATATCCCCGGAACTCCCGGATCATTCCCTAAGACCATTCTTAAGCCACGTCGTCGTCCGTCTGTTCTCTGCGATGATGATGTTGCGGACTGTGAAGCCCTGCTAGAATCGATACCTGATATCGGCGCACAGTTTGACCGCAAAACAACAGCAGATGTTCAAGCTTTATTGAACGAAGCCCTTGCCTCTGACACTGGTGGTGGTTCCTCCGAAACACATAAGTACGGTGGTGAGAAAGATGCTGTTGATGCTGCCTTCGATAAACTCGTAGGCTAAGAGAGTCGGTTGCCCTCTCCGTTATGAGGGCATTTTTTTTAATCAAATAAAGGAGACAAAATGATTAATTTATTTTTAATAACTTTTCTCGCATGTGGCGACGATGAAGAAACAGATACTTCAAAATTAGAAGTCGAGAACCCTCAAGAAGAGGTTGTAGAAGAATCCACAGAAGAAGTGGAAGGCGAAGAGTAATAGATCTACGAAGTTCCTGAATGAGTTCGTATATTTGATCTACCAAGGTTTTGGGGAGCTGGCCTACAATAAAAAGCTTCCCACTCTAACAACAAGGATAACTATGGCAAAAGTAATACACATGGCTCAAGTAAAACCGGGCAAGATCTCAATCAAAGATCTCAAAAAATCAATGAACAAGGCAATGGGCATCGAAGCAGCGTATGATCTCACAGAAGAGAGTCCAACCGAAGTAAAAGAGTGGATACCAACAGGGTCTCGATGGCTTGATGCAATTATTGCAAAAGGTAAGATGGGAGGAATTCCTGTTGGTAAAATAACAGAAATCGCTGGTCTCTCATCCGTAGGTAAGTCCTACCTAGCAGTTCAGATAGCGGCACAAGCACAGAAGCAAGGAAAGTTTGTTGTTTATTATGATGCAGAATCAGCAATCGACCCTGTATTCTTGATGGATGCTGGAATTGATATGGATAACAATTTTCTTTATGTCCAAGCTGTCTCAGTAGAGAAAGTTCTCAAAGGAATTGAGGATACTATGAATGACTATCCAGGAATGCAATTCGTATTTATCTGGGATTCAATAGCGGCAACATCTGCCGAGAAAGACTTAGAAGGTGACTTTGATCCTCAATCTAGTATGGCTGTAAAACCAAGAATCTTTTCTAAGGCTTTTCCTAAACTAACAGTTCCTTTGGCTAATGGACAACATACCTTGCTTCTAATAAACCAATTGAAAACAAACATAACAAGTAATATAGCAGAGAAATTGACAACACCTTTCAAGGCTCCCGGTGGTTTAGCATTAGAATACTTCAGTTCTCTTCGCATCTGGCTCACAGGTCGTAAATCAAAGCAATCATTTGTCTTTGACGAATCAGGTAGAAGAGTTGGTTCGGAAGTCAAAGCAAAGCTCAAGAAGTCTCGCTTTGGAACACAAGACAGAATGGCAGTATTTCAGATCCGTTGGGGTGATAATGTTGGAATTATGGACGAAGAGTCTTGGTTTGAAGTTATCAAGCAATCATCAGCTTATCGTGTAGGTGGCGGATGGTGTTACATCAAGACCCAAGATGGTAAAGAACATAAGTTTCGCTCAAAAGAATGGATGGAAAAACTAAAAGATAAGAAGTTCAAAAAGATGATAATTGATATCATGGATGAAGAACTAATAAAGAAATTTGAATCTTCTGGCTCAAATATAGTACCAGAAGGAATAGAAGAATAGTAAGACTCCTGTTGTTGGCCCCTAGCATACGTTAGGGG